GGAAGCATCGTCTGCGGGTGCTGGTGTAAACTCAACCCAAGTCCCCGTGTCGGGATCTGCGAACGCTGCCTCTGAGTAATATATCTTTCTCTTGATAACCTTGCCCGCTGTGGGAGTGTCGCTGCTTGCGCTCTCCGCGAGTCCGTCTCCGTCCGCTTTGGCCGTATAGTACAGCTCAACAGTTGCTGTAGCACCGCTTCGGAAAGTCTCAGCGTCTGTTTGAAAACGATCGTGGTATTTTGTACCGACTGCAACGTCTGAGAATGACAGCGTTCCCGCTCCGTCAGTTGTTAACGCTTGTCCGTTTGTACCTGTATCAGTGGGAAGAACAAGAGTGTATGTCGCTCCTGCTGAATGGGGTGGAGATTGTATCTTAACACCGTGTGAATTCTGGTTGCAATTGAGTTGAATTGCTCCATCGTTTGTATCTCCCTTGACTTCTAAAACTCCTGTTCCGTTAGGAGCAACAATAATGTTTCCGTTCGTTGTTGACGTGTCTATCTCACGAGCCTGAACGTCGAGGTTGCCTCCGAGTTGTGGTGAAGTATCATCGACGACAAGAGCAATCTTTGCATTGTTCGCTGTAATGTCTGAGGCTTGTTGGGTCGTGATACCCGTCTTAGCGTTGTTCGCTGTTATATCGCTCGCCTGTTGAGTAGTGATCCCAACCTTTGCCGTGTTGGCTGTGATCTCGCTTGCTTGCGTGGGAGTGATACCTACCTTCGCGGTGTTTGCTGCGACTGCGCTATTCGCTGCAACCCGTGCATCTGTAAAGTACAGATTGCCGTTCTCGTCAATGTCTCCCGTATCCAATACAACAACGCCCGTTTGTCCGTTTACCGAGTCAACAGGAACGCTCGGGATATCGGTTGTGAGTGCAAGCGTACCCGCTGAGCTTGGAAGAATAACTGTAATGTTTCCAGCGTTAGGAGCGCGAAGCCAAATCTTGCCCGTCGCGTTCTCCCAATACGTTAACGCTCCTTGCTTAAAGTTTACATCTGCGATCGTAGAAAGAGCGTCGCTTCCTTCGATGGTCATAGCCTCGAACTCGACTTCGTTCCCATCGGTACCCGCTGCAACCGTGAACGACATAACCCCCGGACTTGCCTCACTCACAGTCAATCCCGAGTGGTTGACCTTCATCTTTGCACTCGATGCGAGTATATCGATATAACCCTTTGTCGTATCGTTTAGGGTGTCATAGACTTGCGCCCCTGTTCCGCTGGCTTTGAAACGTGTCAAAAGCTCTTGGAGTCCGTTGTTGACCATCCACTTCTGAACGCCTGAGTTGTAAGATATGACGCTCCCTTGAACCGGGGTATTGATATCAACATCGGATAAATCGTCCAGCGTTTCTGCCCCTCCCGTGTTTAGAGTTACAACCCCATCTCCGTCATCAGTGAGGGTGCCGTTCGTTACGTTGATTGTGCGAACGCTAAGGACATCGGTTGCACCGTCAATCGTTAGCATACGCAAGAAACCCCGTCGAGCGTAGGACGGTTCGTCTCCGCCCTCGGGAGTGACCCCATCGATGGGAGCATTACAAGCATCCCACTCGTAAGGGATAGCAACAGACAAATCTAAGAGAACACCCGAGAGGACATTCTTCGTCTCTTCTTCGAGTGGGGTTGTTGTAGCGTTTACGACCTCATAATCTTGGGCAAAGGTGAAGATATTCCCACCCATTCGGATGTCTGCGATAATGTCCTCTGCGCATTGCTCCGCATCCGATACGACCTCCCGTTGTCGTTCTACTTTATCCGTCTTATCTGCGGGTACGTCCAAGATATAAACCTCGATGTTGTAAGTCTTCGTACCGCTGTCATAGGTTGCCCCGGTATACACCAAATGCATGAGGGGGAACTCGGTAAACTTCGCGAGGTCTACATCATCCGGAGAGCCGAAAGAGAAGCTCTTGATAAAGAAATGACTTGTTGCGAAGTCTTCAAACCTTTCGACGATGTTGTTAAACGTGATCATGTGCGCTTCTGTCTTTTAAATAACTGAGGTGTTGGAATACGACTTGGACAGGGAGTTCCGTAATCGTGTCCATCTTGAGGATGTCTTCTCCTGAGAGGGAATAGAGGAGATGGTACCATCCCCATTTTTCACCGACTGGATCGCTTTGTCCGCTACCTCCAGTAAAGAGAACTGCATATCGTGAAGCAGTTGATTTCTGGAAGTCCAAAAAAAAAGCAGCATCCCCGATACCAAGTCCGCTGGCATCTCTTCAAATATACTCGCGTCTTCTTTGGCGCTGTACTTCTTGACTTCGTATTTGTCTCCGAGTTCGTAGGTAACTTCTCGATAGAGTAGAGCGGTAATCTTATGAGCGTTTGCCCAAAAGTCTTCGAGGTGGTTTTCCATGTCAATCCACTCGCCCGCTGTGAACTCATCCCAGCTCGGAATAAAGCCAAAGCGTTTTCCGTCCATCTGAACGACTTTCTCGTGTCGTGCAGTCTCTTGGGTCAGGAGATTGTCCAAATGCGCTGAGGCGGCTTCTATGAGCTTCTGAGGCATCGAACGCAGTTTCTCCACCGAGTACCCCGAGCAAATGGATATCTTCTCGAGTGGGTTGTCTGCAGTCATCATGACTTGGAGTTCTCCGAGTGAGAGGTCAGACCATCGGTGTGGGAGTTTGAGTTCCATCATATGTATAACTTGATTTGTTTGGTTTCCTTATCCGATAGCGTAAGAGCCGAAGTTCGGGTTTGTTTGGTTGAATGTTATCGCGTACCTCATCGCGTCGATAGCGTGGTTAAATGAATCGACCGGGTCATTGAGTTGCTTCCCGTTCTTGTCTTCCTTCCATTTGTAATTGCGAAGCTCCCGGATGAGGTTCACACTCCGAGCCGTGACAAGAAGCGGTCGCGAATGGAGGAACTGGATTCCATTTTTAACCGAATCTTTTCCCTTTCTTGCTCCGTGAGTATTGAATCCGTGAGCGTGTATCTCGTCGATGCTCTTTGGTTCTGCGGAGTCACATATAACAACATCCGATCTATCGACTTGATTATCTCTGAGGACTTTTGATATATCTGAATTAGTAAGTCGAGTCGCGTAGCAGAGTTCGTCGACTGCGAACCCGTGCCCGTCTGTATAGACTCGGACGATTGCGGTTGGGTCGTTTGTATATCCGAAGTCGAGTCCGATGTTGAGGAGTTTAAATTCATTGGGGATTTGATTTATTTCTTGCCAGTGGGTAAAGATGGTACTTTGTGCGGTGCCTCGTTCTCCGAGACCGTAAACCTTCCAAAAGTTCTCGTCTGCTGTTTTAAACCGCTCAATTTCCATGACCACACTTTCTGGTAAGAACGGGTTGTCTTTGTACGTGGTTCGGAAGAACTCTGCGTCTTCTCGTGGGATGACTTCTTCATAGATCCAATGAAATTCGTCTGATGGGTTGTAATCGATTAATACTCTCCCCGTGGTTCGGAGGAGGAGTTGTCGCCAATCTTCGAGGTTTATCTCGTTGGCTTCGTTGATGAATAGAACGTCTCGCTTGCGTCCTCTTACCTTTTGCGGTTGGTCGATGCTTATGAACTCAACCATGTTACCCCACAGTTGATAGGTCGCGTCGCTCTTGTTGTGGAGGTCGGGGTTGTATATGTCTTCGTTGTTGAGTATCTCAAAGAAGTCCCGCATCGCTGTCGCTCGAAGTGCTGGGAATGTCTTTCGGCATATGGTGATAACGAGACCCGAGTTCTTGTGACAAAGCTCAATGAGTGCGGTCAGGATGGAGTACGTCTTTCCGGATCGTGTCCCGCCTTGGTGGATTTGAATTTTCGACTTGCATTCTTTAACGTGGTAATATGTCGCGGGCAGTTTACTCATCCAACCAAGAGAGCGGCTTTTTCTCTGTTACCTCTATCTCTTGCCGTTCAATATATCCGCGCTTCTTGCCTTTGGTCTTCAAGAAGAAGATTGTCGCTGCTGGGTTGCCTTCCTTCACGAGCTTGTAAAGGTGCGATTCTGCGAAGTCAAGAACACCGTCTTGAATGGAGTTGACCGCCTTCTTATATTCTTCGTCTGACTTGAGCCATGCGTAATGGGTCGAGCGATCAATCCCAACCATCTTCGCGGCTGTTGATACAATACCCAACGACTTCTCCAATGCTTCGAGCATCGCTTCTTTTTTAGTGTTGGATGTGTTGGTCTTCACGGCTTCCATATCTCCGCTTTTTTACCTGTAAAGTCTTCCCATCGCTTAACAATTACGTCGCAATATTTCGGGTCTAATTCCATGCCGTAACATTTGCGGTTTGTTTTCTCTGCTGCTATTAGCGTCGAGCCTGAACCGAGAAATAAATCAACAATATTTTTTTTTGTCGGCATCAAATCATTAAATATTTCCACAAATAAGGTCACGGGTTTTTGCGTCGGGTGAACTCTTGTTTTCAGCTCGTCTTTATGATTTCCCGAACGCATACTACCCGCCCAGATATGTTTGTAAATCCTAAGCGGCGTTTTTAAATCCGTCCATGCCATTTCACCATCCGAAAAGGTCAATGATGACTCTATCTTTTGCCATATAACCCATGAGTTCGTTTCCTCTAAATCATGACAATAATAGTTTGCTCCCCATAAAAACAAATTGCAATTAAAATTTCTTCTAATTATAGAAATATCAAAACGAACATCATCTCCAATTATTTCCCGATATTTTCCGCTTTTTGCGTATTTGCCACCTGATCCAATTCCTCCATTTTTTACGACGGATATACCATAGGGTGGGTCAGTAAATACAATCTCCGCCTTCTCTCCGTTCATTAACTTCTCCACGTCCTCAGCCTTCGTAGAGTCCCCACATAACAAACGATGCTCTCCCAAGATATACAAGTCCCCGAGTTTGGTCTTTGGCTCTTCCGGTGCTTCGGGTACTTCGTCGGGGTCGGTCAATCCTTCGACCTCTTCTTCTTCTTCGGGTTGCCATACATCAAGACCCCATTCATCAAGTTCTGCTGCGTCCCATTCGTTCGCGAGGATATCCCAATCCCACTCGCCAAAACCGACGTTATCTTTCACGATGAACTCCTTCGCTTTGCTTTCTTCCCATGTAGCGACATAGACGGGTGCCTCGGTCAGTCCTGCGGCTTTGGCTGCCTTCAGCCTCATGTTGCCACCGAGGACAATCATATCCGGGTTGACTACAATTGGACGCGCTTCGAGCATCTCCGGAAACTCCTTTATACTCGTTACGAGCTTCTGGAATTTATCGTCTTTAATTATCCGAGGGTTCGTCGGGTTTTGTTTGATCCCCGAGAGTTTCATTTGCTTGATTGAGGTCGGCTTCGATGGTATATCGGAAGTCTGCATTGTGGACGGCTAAGGTTATAAGTAAAGTCGCGG